GGGCGATCTGCTACCACCACACGCACGCAATCGCATCACAGTGGTCACAGCACGCAAGTCTACCAGTGACGAGTTGATTGAGTATGGTATCAATCACGTATGGGAGCCTATTGTGTTGGGATTCATACGTGAGTTCCCTCAGATACTACAGGGGTTCGAGGATGTCAAAGACCCGAACGACAATCCATACATCAACCACCCCAAAGCACAGCGTACAGCTTTTGTTACGCCAAGATCATTGGAAGCTTGTAGTGACATACTCAAGCTACGCGATCAGTATGACGATCACACCCTGACAGCTTTACTTATGGGTACCATCGGTGACCGGGGCGCTATGGACATGATGGCGTTTGTGAAGCTGGCCGACCAACTACCGAGCCTACAGTCTATCAAGGACGATCCGCTCAACGCCAAAGTACCCGAGTCAGCATCAGCCGTATGCATGACAGTGTTCCGTGCTATGGGTGCGATGCAACGTGACTGGGTTGATGCGTGGGTGACGTATATGCAACGTCTCGACAAGGAGGCGCAAGGTCTGTTCGCCAATGGCATACGTGCTAACTCGTATGCACACCGCGATGTTGTGATGCAGAGTAAGGAGTTCACCGCGTGGGCTATGCAGAACAACTACATGTTCGCAAGTGATAAGGTATAGGAGAGAGACTATGTTGACTATAGGTAAACAACTTACAGCAGAGGAGCGACTGTCCAAAGCAGTCGTCGCCATCATGGGGCATCCTAGATACACAGCACTAGCCGGTGTGTTGATGATCGGTGAGAAAACAATCGAGGATGATATACCGACAGCCTGTACCAATGGGCGTGATGTGAAGTACGGACGTGCATTCGTTGACGGACTGACCGATGCCGAATTGCGTGGGCTAGTACTGCACGAGGACGAGGGGCACAAGCTATACCGTCACCTCACTACATGGCGGTGGATGTATGACATTGACCCACACCTAGCTAACTGCGCGTGTGACTACGTTATCAACATCAAGATTGTCGATGACAACAAGGACGATGGGTTCGCCCAACTACCCGATGGGGGGCTAGTCGATGAGCGGTTCCGCGGTATGGACAGCGCACAGGTGTTCAACATACTACGCAAGGAACAAGAAGAACAGCAGTCGCAGGACTCACAGGATAACGAGTCAGAGGGTGATGGTGAACAGAGTGAAGGTGGTACCACAGGTTCAAACAATGCCGCAGTAGGTCAGGAAACTGGATTCGATGAGCATGACTGGGAGGGTGCGCAGTCTCTATCCGATGAGGAGCAACGCGAGTTGGCGCGGGACATTGACGAGGCAATACGTCAGGGTGCCATGGCCGCAGGTAAGATGGGCGGTACAGGCAACCGCGATCTCGACGAGTTACTACAGCCACAGGTTGACTGGCGCGAGGTGCTACGTGAGTTCATCCAGAATACGTGTGCGGGTAACGACTACTCTACATACGCCCGACCCAATCGCAGGTTGATGAGTCAGGGTATCATCATGCCTAGCGGTATCAGTGAGCAGGTGGGTGAGTTGGTCATTGCCATTGACACGTCAGGCTCTATCGGACAACGAGAGTTGACAGCGTTCCTGTCTGAGGTCAAGGGTGTATGCGACACAGTCAAACCTGACAAGCTACGCCTACTGTATTGGGGTAGCAGTGTTGTGGGTGACGAGGCATACGACATGCACGAGCTAGACAATCTGACCAAGTCTACCAAGCCTATGGGCGGGGGTGGTACCGATGTCAACTGCGTCACGCAGTACATGGCCGACGAGGGTATCAAGCCTCAAGCGTGTATCGTCCTTACTGATGGCTACTTGTACTCTGGTTGGGGTGACTGGACTTGCCCTATACTCTGGGCGATACTGGATAACAAGGGCGCAGTACCCGATGAGGGTAAGGCAGTACACATCAAATCGAGGGATATGTAATGGCGGCACGACTTATAAAGTTTATGGGTTCACACCCTGACTTAGTAACAGGACACATGTATACGGCGAGAGAGTACGCGAGTGTATCGGGCGTGCCGCATAACGCAATGGCTACCAGACTACACAGAACATTGGAGGCGCATGACTCACATCTACGCCCCCTACATACCGACACTAAGTTTGGCAGTAAGTCTAGGGGTACTATTACCCCCAAGCAGAGGAGTTCTTTCAGTACACACACTGAGAAGTTCTCGGGAGAATGGTTAAAGAGGAGACTGACATGAGTGATAATAAGTATGCGGGAGCATCGAAAGATTGCCTCCGATCAACTGCGGATGAGTTACGTATGGAGTGGGCAGAAGCTGTCAACACTATAGACGAGGCATTGGAGTTCTACTATGAACACGTTAGAGATACACCAGTGGATAGTGACTATGACCGCAATGACGTGGGTACAGTGCAACGTGCGTGGCAACGCATACAACAGGGGTAACTAACTAGAAGTTATAACACGTGTTATAACAAAACAACTCGGAGCAATATTATGGCTATGTTAAATTATGGGCTAGACAGTTTCACGCACGTGGAACATTTGTACAACAACACCAAACCAATCAGGGGTACTAACATAGTGCCTCTCGGGGATCGCAGACGTAAGTGGGAATGTATCATCAAGGTGTACCCACACCAGTACGTGTTATCAGATTACGGGGAGCATCAACTGTCGCACACTGCCGCAGTGATCTGGGTTCGTAATGACAATGGTACTGACACAGTATGGTTTCGTAACGAGACGGGTGACTATGCACACAATGGCAGGTACTCGTTCCTTGAGCGTTGTATGCCTATGGGCATGGACTTCATTGTGGATAGCGGCAAGCAGTACATACGTTATGACGGCAGCCGCTACTACTTACCCAAGGATGTTGCCAAGCCGGTGGTGTTTACCACCAGTAAACAGAATCCAGTAGCAGGGTACCGACACAACGGGGCATGGACATTGACGAGCGACCCGCACCCTGTACCTATCACACGAGTACGTGTTAACAAAGAAGCCAAGGCACCGTACAAGAAAGCTATCGACGAGTACTTGCACTGGGCGTGGACTATGACCCCCATGCTTGAGGGCACTATGGGCTGGGATACCAACCGCGAGGCAACGTGGGGGGCTAATGCAGTCAGGGGTGACACGTTTAGAGACATGCTAATGGACGATCAACACGAGCAACGTACCACTATGGTACACGCGTTCCTGTGTGAGTTAGCACAAAGCATGGGTAACAGGTACTGGGGAGACACAAACCCAACTACTAACGTCAGCCTAACAAGTGACCCTAAGAAGTTCCGCGCCAAGTTCAATACGTGGGTTAACTACATGGGCGCGTTCAATGAGTCATTTGAAGAATACAGAGAGGTGAAATAACATGGCTGATTATTCATACAACGAGGAGGGGAAGTACTGTCTATATACAGTTGCTGACGCACAGAGGATTGCCCTGCCTTCACCCGTAGGTAACGCGACAAACCGTTACGAGTTGAATTGGTTTATCAATGAGATAAAGGAAGCCTTCAGAGGTTGTGAGGTACGCCCTGACCACGATAGCAGTCATCGAGACACGGTGTATCACGTTTACTACCCCGAGGACGAATACACTATGGGTTGGATAGAAGTAGGGTTCTGCCATACCAAAGAGAAGATAGTGTACAGTGTGTACAGTAGAGACATAGTCAATAACAAGCACAGCAACTACGCTTCGGAGTTCCGTACAAAGGTCACTGCCTTACCAGTACAGGCCATGCGGAATGCAAAGAAGTACTTGCGCAGATGTACGCACAGCGAGGTAGTGTCTGCCAGTAGGACTAAATGTAGGAGTGCGTTAATGCGTGCGGTAGATGATACTCAAACTAAGCATTGCACTGCGTGGAGCCGATTGCTCGGTGGGGAATGGAACGAGACACGCGAACAAGTGACCGCCCCAATACTCAATGAGATGTACATGCTACTGGACTCTGGGTATGAGTTTTTAGATAAGACTGTACCAGATAACCTAACGTCTTTACGCGTGGCCAAAGGGGCGAAAGATCAATCCAAGTATGACGCAGAGATGCCTATGTATGCTATTCGAGTGTACGAGAGGTTAGGTAAGCAAGCGTTCGATGTATGTACGGTGGGGGATATGCACAATATGAAGAGGAATACGCCGCCTCGAGCTACTACTTACTATGATGATTTACCCGATGGCGTGTTGGGTAAACTGTCCACACTGTCTATATGTGGGGTGGGGGACTACGTGCCGCAGGTTGGGTACCGTCACAGTGAGGCTCTGTTCTATGTCACACAATGATACGATATGGAACGATCCGACAGAAATGCCCAACGCTTACCGCGTTACTACGCTGGGGTACACCAATAGTATTGAGGTAACGTGTTTGGGTATGAATTGTGTTGACTCGGAGTGTGAGGGGTTATATGATCTGGATGAAGATGTACCGGAGTGGCTTGAAGAAAGGCTCTCGGTGCTGATGATGTGTGACCCTACACCACCCACCGAACCTGTAGAGGGTATTGGTAGGCGCATCGACGAACACACATTCTGGGTATTTAAATAATAGAGGGACTGATACCAGTTCTCGGCTAAAAGGAGAGGGTTATGGCGATGACGCCAGAAGGGAAGGTTAAGAAGAAGATAGTTGAGCAGTTGAAAGCGTTAGGGTGTTATTACTTTTTCCCTGCTACTGGGGGATACGGTAAGAGCGGAGTGCCTGACATAGTAGGTTGCTACAACGGGAAGTTCTTTGGGATCGAATGTAAGGCAGGCAAGAACACGCCAACAGCTTTACAGGAAAAGAATCTCAGAGAGATAAGCGAAGCGTACGGAATCGCGTGCGTAGTTAATGAAAACAACATGTACGATATTAAACAAATCCTCGGAGGATAGTATGAGTATTGATGACGCAACACCAGCCGATTGGGATAGGTTACGTGCCCTTGCCCCCGCGATAGAGAAAACTGGGCTAGAGCATTGGGGTACGGCCATGGACAACCCGCCCGACGATATGGTCAACCACCCCAACCACTATACCTATGGCAACATCGAATGTATTGAGGGTATAGAAGCGAGCATGACTGCCGAAGCATTCCAAGGTTACTGCAAAGGCGCATGTCTGAAATACCTTTGGAGGTATGAGCGAAAGGGTAAGCCGCTAGAGGACTTGAAGAAAGCGCAGTGGTACCTAAACAAGTTAATAGAGGTTATGGACTATGAGTAAGTGGAATGATAAGCCATCATGGACGTTTATAAAGCACCCCGAATCAAGTCATTTGGCTGACCCTGAATGGGAAGATGAGGGCGATCAAGTGGATGTAAAGATCGAGTTTACTGTCACGGAACAAGAAAGCGATATATACAACGTAATACATTATATGGAAGATTTCCTAGAGGCGAGTGGACATTCCATTGGGCCAGATAAGGAACTTGCGCTGGTGCCTGTTGACCGCATGATACTGTGTGAGGCCGAGGCTAACCTTTATCTCCGCATGTTGAAAGATTATTCATTTGGTACGTCTACCAGTGTGTCCGACGAAGAGGTAGAAGAGGTGTTGATTGGGCGAGGACTAAAGGATGAGTAAGGGTAGCCGCCAACGCCCTACTGCGCAGGCGTTTTGGGAGAACTGGCATAATGTGTTTGGGGATAAGGAAGCCCCCAAGCATATCACCGAGTCCGAACACAAGGCAGACATGGAAGTAGTAGACATAGAGGAGGATGAAGATGGACTTGATAACGGTTGACTTTGAAACGTACTACGACAAGGACTTCTCTCTCCGTAAGATGACAACAGAAGCCTACATCCGTGACCCTCGTTTTGAGGTAGTGGGTGTAGGTGTAAAGGTGAATAACGATGCTACAGAATGGGCAAGCGGCACACACGAAGAACTCAAGGAGTATTTACATACTTTCGATTGGGGTACGTCTGTACTTCTATGCCACAACACTTTGTTTGATGGCGCTATTCTCAGTTGGTTATTTGATGTTCATCCTCGCGTCCTCGCTGACACTCTTTGTATTGCTCGTGCTTTACATGGTGTCGAAGTTGGCGGCTCTCTCCATGCGCTTACGCAGAGGTACGGCCTCGGCACTAAAGGGACGGAAGTACTAGACGCGATAGGTAAGCGTAGGCTGGACTTCAGTGACGCAGAGTTAGATAAGTATGGCGACTACTGCATCAATGACGTGGAGCTAACCTATAAGTTGTTTAATGTCATGGGCAGAGGGTTCCCAAAGAACGAGCTACGGTTGATAGACTGCACGCTACGTATGTTCGTGGAGCCTGTACTGGAGTTGGACTTAGGGCTACTTGAGCAACACTTGGAAGACACCAAGCAGATAAAAGAAGACCTAATAACGTCT